TGACTTCCTGCACCGCAATGCCGGACGCCTGGCCCACAGAAAAACGAATCTTATTCATGTGAAATGTCCATGAAATGCCCCCTTAACGGGGGCGTTAAGGGGGATTAGCTGCCGGTGCCGGTGGCAGCTGCTGCAGGAGCGGTTTCGCCTTCGATCTGCTTACCGGTCAGCATGTTGTAAGCACCGACTTTGGTGTTGGTCAGGGTCAGCTTGGCGAAGTAGTTTTCACCATTACGCGGGTGCAGCTCGTTAAGGGAAGAGCCCCATAGCGTTGTGCGGTTGACCAGTGAAGGGTTGGTTTCATGGACATACGGAATGGCTGGAACAGCGTCGCCGGCGATTAGGCCTGCGTCACCGATGGAATCACCGCGGCCGTAGAAAAGAATGTCTTCTTTACCCAGCGCCACGCCGTTTGCAACGAACTGATCGCAGATAGCGGTAGGGACTTCGAAGATCTGATAGATACCAAACAATGTGCCGATACGCTGGATGTACGGTGACTGCACAAAGTTAGGATCAGCCTGGAAGACGTTAGCAGGCAGGCTTTTGAGGAAGTTAGCCGCCTCGCCACCAGCGAAGCCGCCACGGATACCGGCTTTACGGGTGCGGTTAACCATGTCGGTGCTCAGCTGGGTGATCGCGTGCTTCATCAGGCCTACCCACGATTCGTAGGTCTGACCTTCCGGCAGTGCCACGTCAAATTCACGGTCATAGACGTTATGGAAAGCCATTGTGCGCAGGCGCATCATGTCCTGCTCATGGCTCAGCCAGTTGCGCATAGCGGTAAACTGGGTAGAAGACAGGTTGATGCCAAATTCACGGCTCAGATCCGACGCTGCCATAACAGTGTGCTCAGACGCGATCACGAACTGTGAGGGCTTAACGGTGAACTCACGCATGGACTGGTTGATAACAGGGATCAGGCCTGGTGCTTTCTCTACGTTGATCTCAACCTGTGCCGCCAGCTCAGTACCTTTAGCCGGTGCATCGGTGAAGGTCACAGCGATGGTGCCTTTCTCGTAATCAACCTTACAGGTAGCCGCAAACACATTGCCTTTAACGTCTTTGTCGGAGAAATACAGGTTGCCATCGCCGTCATCGACTTTGCCCGGACGACGGTTAATCAGGAGTTTGGCGCGGCCAGCACGGATAGGCATATCCGCACCTTCGACGGTCTTAAGGGAGAAGGTGAAGGTCTTCTTGGTGCCGTCCGGCTGCATTGCGGCAGGGAAGGGATACAGGCGCTTCATCTGCGAGTACACAGCAGCAGACTGCATGTGCATCTCGTCGCCCTGCTCAAAGGTGCCGAACTTGGTACCGGCGACGTTCAGGAGCTCGTAAATCTTCGCTTCGTCTCGCTCACATGGAACAAAGGTACACGCGTCGCTGGTGGCCGCGCCCAGTACCGCTGGCAGGATCAGTGCGGCAAACTGCGCCTGACGCATAACGCCATCAGAGGTGCGCATGTCAGCTGCGACAGATTCAAACATCGCCTTGCCGCTGCCTTCGTGCTTTTCAGCCGCTGATTCAAACATCAGGTTTTCCAGCGCACGGCTGGCGTTCGCCAACTGGTCAGCTGGTGGATAGTGACCGTGACGCTCTTTATACTCGATCATGCTCGACGCCCAGGCGGTGCCGACAATACGGCAGAACTCCGGGTTAGCACCTTCAAACATCGGGTCCTGGCCTGCAGCATTGCCAATGTTCTGAGACATTTCGACGCGATCAGAAATCATCGCGCCTGAAGCATTGCGCTGCGCATCAACGGTAAAAGCCATGACACGCGAGGCGCGGGTCATGATGTCCTGCTCACGCATACGTGCAGGGGTAATATCTTTGCTCACAATTCAGCCCTTTTTTCAGGGCGCGGCTGCGAGGGAATTTTTGACGAGGCAAATTTATGCGGTTTGTACTTTGCGGTGTGAGAGAGGCAAGAAAAGATTTTAAAACCTAAGGATAATTTTTATATTTTGATGTACCTTTCCGGCATGTAATTGACCACTGGTAATCCTCATGTCTTATAAGCTCTATTTTCAGTACGCCAACGGCACCAAATCCCACACATTAGCAACCGGAAGCCAGCGCGACGCCCGTCACCATCTGGACTATCTGCTCAGCGAAAAAGAGCCACGTTCGCTGGCTAAGCAGATCGTCATCATGTACGGCGTTGAAATCATCATGGAGGCATGCCCGACGTTAGAGGACGACGCTATTCGCGGTATGGCGCGCTGGCGCAGGGCAGGGAATACGCAGCAGATGCACAACCCGGTAACAGCGTCCATTTACATGCCACTCGCGGCGCGTGAATTTCTGGTTAATCAGGGTGACGGCTCCCTGGCGGCGGGCATGCGTAAAATAATGCTGAAGATTGGCGGACCGGAAGTGGCGGCGGGATATATGGTGGAAAATCTGGCTGAAGCCATCGCAGAGGCATAAAGAAAAAGTGTCCCAAATGGGCGGCTTATGATAATAATCATATACAAGCCGTCCTAACTTCCTGAAAAGCTGAGATCAACAATACCAATGAAGTTACTATTAAAGATGGCTTGCAGTAGGAAAATTGCATACAAATATATTTTTGATTAAAGGATTAAAAATGACTTCAGATACAATTATTGAATTAACTAGCTTATCAAAAGAAGAATTAATTGAACTATATGAAAAACACAAAATCCCGCGTGTAGCTCATTATTTATGGTGCTTAGAACATCCAGATATTCCAGACAACTTTTCTTCAGCGTTTGTTAGGTTATTAGAGAGAATAGAAAAGCTTTTAGAGTTAAATGGCGAAGGCATTAAAACACCAGATATTTTGCTGGATGCTTTGATAGATTCAATCTACTCTGATTGTCGTGGTTTATTCTGCGAAAGTGAAGGGCTTCGTAAGAACTATACACTACAGAACTGCCTTAAATTTGTTGATGAAAAAGAATCAGTAGACGAAATAAATAACATAATCAATATTAAAAGATTCGAAGACCCAGTCACTTGCAACTATTCTTTTAGAGAATGGGTTAAATTTGTAACTGACAAGACAATAGCTCACAAAGACAATCTGAAAGGTAGCGAAAGAGTTGCTGCTAATTATAGGTATAAGTTTTTTAACAACCCCTTTAATGTGTGTGAATTTCAATATTATATTTACGAAATACATAACGTTTATGAAAAAACAGTTGAACGATTCGTTTTGGATCTACTGGAAAAGCATAATAAAATTAAGCAAGAGGAAAGTAATTAAGTTATTTGTATACACATTGAGTAAGCGTTAACACATTTCGTGATAACGCTTCCCACTTTACTATTTTTGGTTATGGTTTGATATCAGACTGTTTCGCCGGTTACATTCGTCGACTAATGTCAGGATACCCGCCACATATGCGGGTAGCTGGTCAGTGAATTCGGGTATGTTTTCATCCACCTGGCATGGCTGGTAGGCCTGCGCTTTTTGAGGCGGTAGCTCCACCAGCTTTGTGACCGTCACGACTTCGGGTGTTAATGGCACGGGCTTTGTCCCGGAGCATGCGAATAACGCTGGCAGGCAAAGCAGTATGATTAACACCAGCAAGCAGTATCGCACGGTTGATTTCATCAATTTCATTCTGACTATCCTCTTTAAGTTTCTGTAATTCCTGCTCCAGCTTCGCCTGTTTCTGCGCGTATTCCTGCCGGTCTTTTTCCCGATCAGCCAGGGTCTGCTGCAGCATGGCCAGCTGCACTTCCTGATCGGAAAGCACGGTCTTCAGCTTGCTGTTATTGCCAGTGAGCGTTTTGTTATTGGTGGTGAGCGTGTCGTTGGCTGATTCCAGCGCCGCGACGTGCGCAAAATGGTCCGTAATGGTCACGTAGCCCTTATGGCCCAGCAGCAGCAGAGCCGCGCAGAACGCCACGGCGACAGCGCGTTTAAGCCAGCCGGTGAGGGTGATTTCACTGAACATAGTTATTCCTGTGTAAGCGCAGCCATGACGGCTGCGTGCATGAGAGAGGGCAATCAGTTCACCTGAAATCCGGCATCGCCTGTTGCGACTGTCGATCCGCATGAAACCTGATCGTCAACGCACACAATGCCTTTGCCATTGATGGTGAACCATGGACGGCCAGAGACCGCCTTACCGTTGTGGGTGCTTTTGCCGTCCGTGTGGTCCTTAAACAGCTTGCCATCCACCAGCACGGACTTGCCGTTGATAGACAGCCCAGCGTCAGCCTCAGCAGTCTGGCGCGAAGGGAATGAACCGTGTCCGGAGCAAACGGAATCCAGCGTACCGGCAGCAGGCATCAGACCGTCCCGGCGCCGGAGCGCGCGTTACTGGTCATTGCGACTCCATCAGATCATAAAAATCATCCGGGATATCACTGAAGGTCACGAACAGACCCAGCCAGACGGCACGGCTTGCATCGGTGATATAGCGCGACAGCTTGACGGTACTCAGTACCTTCTCAACCCATTTGATCTGCGTCAGCTGGTCTGCCGGAGACATTTCGCTCCAGGCGTCGGTAGACATATCGCGGCCCAGGTTAAGCGCATAGATTGCGGACCACATGACGGGCATAAGATCGACGGTCTCAGGCTCATCGGATAGTGAGTCCTTCATGTCCATGTAGAACTCAGTTGTCGCCAGACAGATGTAAGCCGGGATCAGCAGATAGCGATGTTCAGGACGCATGGCCATCATGCGCACGCGGGTATCTTCCGCCGTAGCATTTGCCATCGTCTGCTCAATCATGGTGTTGCGCGTGGTGCGCTGTGACGGAGTAAGACGCCAATACGGCGTTTCCATCAGCGTGCGCGTTTCACGCGAATAATCGTACTCATAGGAAAACTGAGGATCTTCGCGCAGTGCCATGTTCAGGTTATGGAACAGCTCAAAATGCGTGGCCTTACGGTTGCTCATAATTTATCCGATTTGGTTAGTGGAGAGGGGAGAATATGAGGTTTGTAATTTTGAAGGGTGAAAGGCGGCAACCTGACATGATTTTAAAGTATAAAGATTTTATAAAAATTAATTTAAGTTTTCGCCACTTTTCCCTTATAGTCTGGCTTCGCGGCAGGTGGTGCCGACGCTTACAGACGAAAAGGAACGTAAAATGAATGATGTTTATGGACGAATGATCCCCACTGTTGGCCTGCCTATCCAGAAAACCGTGCTGGCATCATCTGAAAGAACCGGTGTGCAGTTGCTGGACTGTGGCGAAGATTGCCAGGGGCGCTATGAAGTGGTTGCTGCAAATGTGCTGGTGGCCTGCACCGACAGTTACGCGAGAGCGAGAGACTACTATTTCAAAGAAACCAGCCGTGTGAGTGCTGAATGTCAGACTGCTTACAATGTAAGGGCCAGAGAAGCAAAGGCGGCAGGGCTTGTTGGCTATCTTTTCCGTGAATATGCCTGTGAGCACATCACGATGGAGCAGGCGCTACAGTTGCTAAATACACCGCGAGGCATTCCGGCAGAATCACTACCAGCCTTGTGGGATACCGGGATGAAGCTAACCTAAGATTTGGCGGTTTCTTAACACATTTATATGATCCGGAAGTCCTTTATAGTGCCAAAGGAAGTTGATGTATGAGAGTCATGCACGTATATAATTGCGTTAGAATGACTCAACGTTTTAAGGATGAAAGGTAAAGCACCATGACAGTTAATGAATCAGAGTTATTGAAGTCCGGTTTTACTGATGCTGATTTGAAAAAAATCAAAAATAATATTGAAAGCTATGGTGGAACGCTGGACGAAGCAGTAGTGGATTTAAAAAACAGATTTAGAGTCCTGTTATGGATGGTTTCAGCCTGCACGCTAGTATTTGTATTTCTTCTCTGTTTCTCGACTAAGCCATACATTTTAGGTGGAGGCTTATCTCTGCTGCTCGGTGTAGTCATTGTGACGTTTATTCAACCGCCAGTGCTGGCCTGGAAATCATGGCGCTACTGGCGGTCGAAAAAAGGCTTAGCTTGATTGGTTACTTATGCTGAGTAAATCGAATGTCACCTTAGCCGATACACCCCAGCCAATTATTTTCATGGTCAGCTTTGGACGGCTCATGGTGTCAATCTTACGGAAGTAATCACGGGGCAGCCATCTGAAAAGCCGCCATGCGCCAGGCTTTCTCGCCAGCCCCCAAACGCTATAAATACTGGCTGTGAGCGTTACCGTATTGTAGAAAGCCAGTCCTGACTCTGGTTTAAATCCCATGAATTTTGCAGCCTGCATTGCCCCATCGGCAAACATGCCTTCTGTTTGTACGTCAGACAGGTTGGTAATAAGTTCTTTCGACAGGCCATTAAGCCCGTCAACAACGAGAACGGCACCAGCCAGTACGCCAAGAGGTGTCATTGACGCGATCATCAAAGCACCGCCAACAACAGCAAAACCTGAAAGCGCGACATGAACAGCGGAAATCATGTAACCCACAATTTTGTTGTTTTCGCGTACAAACTCCACTTTGGCATAGAGTTGTGCTGCCTTTGTGAGCAGTAATCTTCCTTGCTCTTCAAGGTTTTCTGTTTCAGATCTAAGCTGTTTAACGCACTCCAGACATTCTTCATCAGATTTTGCTTGTCGGGCGGCGGCAAACTGCTTATCAACAACCGATTTTATTTCCTGGACAAACTGCATCCGGGTAAGCCCATCGTTAAGATGTAAGGCTGACAGCCTGTTAGCTGTATTGATCAGCTTTCTGGCTTCAAGGTTGACCATTGTTTCAGCCCAGGCTTTATTCCTTCCACCTGAGCGCATCATTTCAAGCAAGGCTGCGTCCATTTTTATCTCCCTGTACATTACATCATCAATAATACTCGCTGATTACTTGCTGTAAACAATGGCAGACCGTTCCATCGGCTATCAATGATAATCCAATAAAAATTGGCATCAAAAATACGTACTCTGCTGATAGTCAAACAAAGACAAAAAACCCGCATAAAGCGGGTTTCGTTCGTTTCAGAGAGCGGCAATTATGTCGTTAACCGTTTTGCGCGTCTCACTTTTGCAGGACACAGATCGACGTGTGGCCAGCGGGGCGATTCTGAAGCCATTGCTGATGTATAGATGCAGAATGGCAGGTGCGCTGCTGTTTGTGATAACCACTTTAGCCCCGCGGTCCCGCGCTGCAACCAGGCACTCCACCAGCCGCACCTGATCCGCAAACGTGAATGAGGTCCCACTGTAGGCCGTAAACCCGGCTTCGTCCGGCAGAGGCTCATATGGCGGATCACAAAACACTATGTCACCTTCACCCGCCTGCGCGATCACATCCTCAAATCCGGCACACATAAACGTCATTTCTTTCTGCATGCCGGTGAAGTGCGCCAGTTCATCCATCGGGAAGTAGTTCGCTTCACCCTTTTTATTCCAGCCCACGTTAAACAGGCCTTTTTGATTGTACCGGCACAAACCGTTGTAGCTGGTGCGCATTAGCGCGAGGAAAAGCGCTGCATGGCGAACAGCGTGTGCTTTGCGCCCGTTAAATTCGGTTCGGATTGCATCATGTGCCTTACCGGATATGCAGCCTCGCTCCAGCTGGTAGGCCGTCTTAATTACGGCATCAGGATTGCCCTGCAGCTGATTGAACAGGTTAATCAGGTCCGGGTTAACGTCACCCAACAGGTTGCGCTTAAAGCCTGCGTTGATAAAGACCGTGCCGCTGCCGACGAAGGGCTCAATGAGACGATCGCCGGTTGGAAGCATCGCCCTGATTTCATCCAGTACAGAGTGTTTGCCACCCGCCCATTTCAGGAATGAGCGGGGGTATTTGTCGTCCGCAATCCTGCGCGCCGGCGCACGCTTTTTCTTTGCCGATGGTGGAGCGGGGAGAGCTGCTGGCTGAGGCTCGATTTCATCCGCCACCAGCATAATCTGATTAGCAATCCGATCCCCAATCCAGCGCATAACCGGCACGGGCATGGAGTTCCCGATCGCTTTGTAGCGAGGACCATCAGCCGCCAGCCGGTGTGCCTCGTCTTCTTGCATGTCGGGGTGTGTCAGGCGAAGGTATGCGAGCTCATCAGCGGCAAGGGTGTTGCGCTTCTTTTCGGGGATCAGGGTCCAGCCATCCGGGAAGCCTTGAAGACGCTCACACTCTTTAGGCGTCAGGCGACGCACTTCGCACTGGCTGACAACGGATGGATAGCCCTGACCGGGTTTACCTCCACCCGCTGACAGCGCGCCGGTGATCTGGCCGTCACCGTTAAACAACCGGAGCTCGCCACGTGTGTTCTCGGCAAAAGCGGCATGTTCAACACATCGGGCAACACACGGCGCAGCGTCACCTTTCCCCGTTTCCCCCGATTCAGCGCTGAGCGCATGGCAAACGTCAGCCATGTCGCCACGGCCATTTCGCGCTATGCGTGTCTGGAAGCCGTAAGCAACAGTCGGCGTGCCGCGCCCGGAGCCATCCTCAGAGGCATCGTATCCTTCAGCGGTCAGGGTGTGGCTTACCTCACCAGTAGCACTCTGCACAGCAAACGTCTCAACATCAAAATCATTGCGCTGACCTTTGGCTGTCAGGCACGCTGCTACATCCAGCGCCCCGGAGCAATTGCCACCGCCAAATGCAGAAATTAAATGACCGGCTGCAGCATGAGAGAAATCAGGGCCACCGACTCCAGTTCCACATGCAGTAAGAGGGCCAGCAACTGTCAAACCGCCGTTAAGTTCGAAGTCTCCAAGCCCGCCACCTGCTGAAGCGCGTGAAGTAATAGTTCCGGTAGTTTCCTCTGGCGATTTTCGGCTCGGCGGAGAATCCCGGCGCACGCCGTCGAACTCAAGAAGTACTTCTGCGGGATCAAAGTCGTTTCGAGCACTTGAGACAACGAACACACGGCGGCGGCGTTGGGCCACTCCGAAGTATTGGGCATCAAGCAGTCGCCAGGCGAGTTTGCGCTGTCGTCCAATAACACAACCAGACTTTGGCCACTTTGCCACGTGCTTACCGGCGCTTTTTTTCCAGCGCCAGCCGGGTCCGTGTTTACCTGGTTCAGGTTCTGGACCTGGTTCGAACGCTTCATTTTCTCCAGCCATACCGGCAAGGAAGTATCCAAACGCGTTGTCTTCGGTGCTGAGACTTCCCGGCACGTTTTCCCACAGGTGGACGGCTGGTGGTTCGCCGTTTGAAGCTCTTTTTTCGTCAATGGCATTCGCTAAATCTACATAGGCAAGGGTGAGTTGACCGCGTGGGTCATCAAGGCTTTTACGGAGTCCGGCGATAGAGAACGCCTGGCACGGGGTGCCGCCCACCATCACGGCGGGGGCAGGGATAGAGCCAGCGCGAACGCCAGCGGCAATCTTTGTCATATCGCCCAGGTTAGGGATGGCGGGATAGTGGTGCGCCAGTACGGCCGCGGGAAACTTTTCAATCTCCGCGAACCATACCGCTTTCCATCCCAGCCCTTCCCACGCCACGCTGGCCGCTTCAATGCCCGAACAAACAGAGCCGTAAGTAATCATGCGATCACCTCTTCAGCGGCATGACGCACAAGCGCTGCTGGTGGCTTCTCAAAACTAATACGGCTCACGGCTATGTCAAAGTAGCCATCATCCATTTCAATGCCAACGAAGCGAAATCCGTTACGCACAGCGGCTTTGCCGGTCGTGCCGCTACCCATGAATGGATCGAGTATCACGCCACCAGCAGGCGTGACCAAGCGACACAGGTACTCCATCAGAGCGACGGGTTTTACTGTCGGATGATAGTTGCCCTGCATGCTGTTTCCGCCGTTCTCGTGCTGGCGGGGTGTGCTGTCATGGCTGAATTGCGGGCCGGGATTCTTTACGCCTTCATGGCGCTCTCTTGAACTCGCTTTTGCGCAGTAGAAAAAGCGCGCCGTGCTGCCGCTGTCGGTGTACTCGGTACTCTGATGGTTGTCAATTCCCCAGCTGGTGCCATCAACACTCGCCGCTTTACTGGTGGCGCTTCGCTTGCCCGTCTGGCTGGATTCAGGAAACAGCGACAGAACCGGATCGCTGCCATCATGGATCAGGTTCGCTGGCCACCGGCCTGGCGGATTGTAGTTCTCCTGGAGCCGGTCATACTTACCGTAGCTGTTAACCGTTACGGCACTCTCTGTTTTGAAATCGCCATGCTTGTTCTTGCTCTTCGATTCGCTTTCATCACCGTCACCAGCAAAAGGCACGCGACACTCTTCAACGTTAATCGCACCTATCCCGTCTTTCAGAAGGTTCGCCACAAGCGATCCCCGGAAAGGTTTACGCGCAACGGAAATCGGCTCATGCGCTGGCTTTAACGCCGTTCCCCAGCCTTTCCAGCGTTTAACAGCGTTATGTTCGAAATCTGATACCTGACGGAAAATTGCTTTCCCGACGTCCATATTTTTCGGGAAGCCGCTGCCGTACATCCAGGCAATAGAATCGCGGATCTCAAAACCGGCAAGGCGTATGGCCAGCGTGCCTAAGTCCTGTGTGCGGGGGCTGAAAAATGCCATAAGGTGTCCGCCTGGCTTAAGCACGCGCAGGCACTCTTTCCATACGGACGGCCCCGGAACAAAGCCATCCCACGATTTACCCATGAAGCCGCCGCCTGAATGCTGATAATCATCGCCAGCTAACCAGTGGGACAGCACCTCGGCCATGTCAGGCTCTTTGCTGTTCATGCCATAAGGCGGATCGGTAATAACGCTGTCTACAGAGTTGTCAGGAAGGGTGCGTAGGATATCCAGGCACTTTGCGTTATGAAGTGAAACAGCCGGATAGATCATCGTTTCGCCTCACCGCCCAGCGCTTCCACCAGCCCGGAGAAGAAGCTGGAAAACTCGGACGCAAAGAGCATGAAATCAGCCAGCATGCGGGCGCGCTGATCCTCGCGGTCGATATCATCATTCTGCTGTGTGAGCATGTCAGCGTACTTAATGCCCTTAATGCTCAGGTCATCAGATACGCGGCATAAAATGCGCTCCTGCCAGTCCAGGCTAAGCTGCGTGACCAATTTCCCGGCTTCAATGTGCGTGCGCACCTCATCGCTCAGTAAATCCTGTTTTTTGCAGCGGATTTTGCCGCCATCTTCCAAAATTGCTGCCAGCTCGGCCTCATCGCCCAGCGCAAAACCGGCAGGCAGTTCTGCGGCGCGCAGCCATTCAGTCAGCGTCAGTTCAATGGGATCAGCGGTCATCATTGGAATAACCGGCAGGGAGCCGATTGTTTTGCGCAGTAGTGCAAGCATGTCTTCAGCGGCTTTCGCGCTGGCCGCGTCAACGTAGATACGCCTGTTAATGCTGTCGATCCAGATATAGGACTGGGAGCGGCGCGAGAAAGCACGCGGCAGAAGCACACACAACGCCTCATCTCTCAGGCTTACCCTTTCGTTACGGCGCACCTTACGCGACTGCTCGCGCTCCATTTTCTCCACTTTCTCGGCAACGTAATCGTTGAGCGTGGACACGGGCATGATTTTACTTTCGGTCTGACAGCAGAGCAGGTACTGCCCGTTCTCGGCCAGTAGCAGGCCGTCTGACGTTACGTTGATCCAGCCTGATTTAGCCATGTTCTGTGCAGCACAGGGAGAAAACGCCATAGTCTGCAGCTGCTGCTCCAGTTCCTCTGCATCGAGCGGAAGATCCCGGTTCAGGCTGTAGACCATGACGTTTTTAAAGAAGGGTGATTTCATTCAGGAATGTCTCAACTAAAAGAGTTAACACATTCTAAATAATATTTTATATTTAAGATAATCTTTACTGACTGAACGCGAATTGTGGCGCAGTGGCGCTGAAAGGTCCGCCAGACTGGAACACAATTTTTCCTCCAACTTTGATAGTCAGATCGCCACCAACGTCGATTACCAGGTTTCCCGGCCCCAGCAGGTAAATATCCCCGCCTTCGTTCATCCCGACACGCGAACCGCTGGCCGTGTTGGCTATCTCATACCCGCCACCAGCAGACCGGATCTCTAGCAGGTTATTGCGGTGCGACACAAAATCCGTGGTCGGAGTCAGGGAAGGGCGCGCAGGCGCACCGTCAACGGCTGGTGGCTCATACCCGCCACCCTGTCCGGAGGCTTCAGGCGCGACGCTTGGGACGCCGCCCGGTGCCGACTGCGCCGCGCCGGTGATCAGCGGGCGCCGCGTATCCGGCTTCCCGCGGCCGTCTTTGTAAGGGAACTCCACCCAGACCTGATCACCCACGATGCACGGTATAAACGTGTTGCCGATCGGCAGCTGATATTCCGCCCAGGGCAGAGTATCGGCGTCCACGTCCGCCCACTGCGGAGTAAGGCGGATCTGCGCCCGCATGTGTCCCTGCGGGTCTTTTGTCGCCGTGATAATGGCGCGCTGCTTACTCACTTGTTGGGTACTCCTAAAATCATGCGCGTGGTATAGCCAATGCGATCTTCGTGGTGAATGACCGCAACGGCGATAAAGTTTTTCGGTAACGTTTCGTCTACCTGGTTTTCTGCGTCATAGCGGTGGATCTGCACACCAATAACTATGCCTGCTGTCAGGTCCGCATTGCCGCTGACTTCAATATCCAGCTTGGGAATAAGTACCCTTGCCATGTTGGTCAGCGTGGCTACATCGGCGTCAGAAATGTACTTAACCGGCTTAGTCTTATCGCCCACGGCCACGTAGCCCTCTGTCATGGAGTAGCCGACATATTGATAATCCCGACTGCTGGTGGCGGCGGCGTCCTGGTTGATGTTGCTCATCTTGCTGATCGTGTATTCAGCCTGCGGGTTGTTGGCCTCATAGACAAACGCCGCCTTTGAGCCGATTAGCTTTGCCATGTCCTTCATGCAGAACTTCCCGCGTGCGCACCAGACCAGCGCGCCGTGATCGTCAGCAATCTGGCGCAGGACGCCGGACGGCTTCTCGCCCATATTCAGGTGATAGGTCATCGCTTTGCGGAAAGCGTCAGCCTCAATCGTCATTTTGCCCGCGAACTCCGCCATGACGTCACCCGGCTGGCGGTCGGCATACAGACGCACGCGTGCTGATGGGGTTTTAAGACGCTTCAAATCCGCTGATACGGCGATGATCCGCACCACGTCACCGCTGGCGGGCGCCGACGTCACAAAAAACGTCTCTGTATACGCGCCACGCTGCCCGGTCGGATCACCCAGCTCAGCCACCAGCACAGCGCCAAACCGTGCGCCCATTTCATCCACCAGCTTTCCGGCAGGGTCGTGTGCTTCCAGTACCAGCAGCGGCGCAGTCAGCGACGTCTTCTCGATGTAAATCACAGACGTTATCCAGCTGCGCGGCATTTCCGCACCATTTAGCAGGACCGACTGCAGGAAGTACTGCATAGGCTTATTCTGCTGATCAGCCATCAGTTGCCCCCCGGTGCCAGCTGGGTGTCATAGCGAACGTTGCGGGCATTAACCTCATGCGCGGTCAGCACATCCACCATGACAATCAGCGACGCCTGGCAGGCATAAATCCGATCCTGCGTGAACGGCGGCGACATATCGCTGAACATGATGGTTTTGGCATCCTGAATGCTGCAGTTGAGTTCTACAGGCCAGTGGACCAGCTTTTCCTGCGCGGTGAAATTGGTGGTGAGCCGGGAGCGGAAGTTAGCGGCCAGCGTGTTGCACATCAGCGACAGCGTATCTTTGTCACTGGCAATCAGCGTGATGGAGTAATTAAGCGAGGCCTGTGTAGCCTCAACCTCGGCCAGCGGCATGTTGCCCTGTGACTCGTCGGTAATGTCGCCGTAAGCGCGGTCTATCTCCTGATCGTTGTTGTCGTAGGTGATATCAAACCCGCGTGACAGGTTAATCAGCGGCAGGGCGTCACGGTTCAGATCCGGCATTTCCGACGGCTTCACGCTGTGACGTCCAGCGCCCGCTACGCGAACGGCACGCAGAAAATCCATGACGTCATCAAACTTGCCGACGAATACGCGATCTTCCGGCTTTCGCGCCAGGAATGAGGCAAAGCGCTGCTCATGCTGGCGCGGCCCGGTCATTACGGCGCTGCTGAATACCTCATTCAGTGCCTTTGCTACGGCGGCATCGGCGGCGGTAAAGCCGGTACTCTCCACTTTGCCGGTGCGTGTTTTCACCCACTCGCGGGTGCGGGAAAGTAGCTGATTCATTCGATACGTCCATTGCTGGTGGTGTCAAAATTGCGGGCAGGTATGCAGTAGTAAAGCGATCCGACATTCTGCGTACCGAAGCCGTAAATACGGTGAACGTACCACCAGCGGCGCGCCAGGGTGCCGCTGGCCATCTCTTCGTTCCACTCAAGAATTGAGCCAACCGGCACACCTTCTGCGGCAATACGCAGGATCAGCACGTCATCGGTCAGTCCGTCCTGTTCGCCATCGGCATCGAGCACCTGGAAACTCTCGCGCTCATCCGGGCAATCAAGCACCGTGACAATGACCGGATCGGCGTCTTCATAGCTCAGGTTCCGCTGATTATTGTTGAGCTCGGTAAACGACGGCTGTTCAAAACCGGTTTCGTCGTCCACTTCCCCGACGTCGCGCATGTCCGGCAGGTACAGCAGCGCCTGAAACGCGCTGTAGTCGCTCTCAATCGCCTTAATCCAGTCACGGCGGACCATGTTGTTAAACGGGGCGTGACCTTTGTATCGCGGCTTAAGCGCTGTGCTCTGTTCGCGTGCGGCGAGGGTGTCCGGGAGCGGGGCGCTCAGCGGGTCATAATCCTCACTGCTGCGGCTGTCAGCGTTATCAGGACCGCCAGCGGTATCGTCATCGGGTGACGTGGCGGCGGTCGGCGTGGCGTTGTCCAGATCGATAACAGCGCCGCTGCTATCCGGCACATCGACGGCGGGAGAGTGTTGCTCGCTTTCACTGCTGGTGGCCTCGTTGATCGTCGGTGGATTGTCTGCCAGAAATTCGTCGTACCGTCCCATTACTGATTACCTGCTTTTGTCTGGTTCTTTGCGTATTCAATAAACATCTTCTCGGCCTCGGCGCGGGGCGTGCCGCTCAGCACCAGGGCATCAATGAACGTCTGTCTCTGGATCTTCGCCTGGTCTGCCAGCTGCTGACGCAGAAGGGTATTTTTGACCTTTTCGTCCGCCAGCTCTGCCTGCTTCTTCGCGGCGCGGGTGCGCTGCGCTGCCGTCAGCTTTTTGGCGCGGGTCAGCTGGCCACGCAGCTTGTCGATCCGCCCGTCGTCGTCGTCCAGCCGCTTAGCCAGCGCGCCCATGCGCTTCTGATACTTCTCGTGCTCACGCTTAACGGCGGCGACGTTCGTCTGTGAACTGCGATTGCGGTTGAACTTAGCCTTGTCAGCATCAGTGAAGTGCTCAGTGGTTTTGCGCGGATCGTCGCCATAGGCGTTGTTACCGGCGCTTTTATGCAGTGCCTGGCCTATGCGCTCCTGCCATGAGGCGGATTGCAGGCGCGTGAAGGCGTGAATGACGTGCTTACAGGCAACGCCTTTCAGGTTCGGGTTTTTCTCTTTGGGGTAGGCGTACTCTTTTGGCGGGGCAAGGGCAAAGTTGCCTGCCGTGGCGATGTAGCGATACCAGTACTGGTGACGGCCACAATCGCAATCAAAAGAGACGCGGCCTGCGCAGAGTCGCTTAGCAATTTTGGCCGCGCTGTCTTTTGCATCGGTGACGTCCTCAATCAGCTGATCCCACTCTTCAAAGCGGAATTTAACCCGGTGATGTTTGTCCAGCGACACAGCTGACGCCTCCACGCTCACCGTCAGCACGTTGTGTTTAAGTGTGGTAGGCGTGGCGCGCTTAATGCCGGAACCGTCGTCTACCCGGTTGTTTGCACGCTTTATGTCGATCTGCTGGCTGCTGGCCACCAGCTGCGCATACGTGATCCCGGCCTGTGAAGCATTGAACTGCTGGCGTGCGCCGGTGCGGCTCGCTTCAAACCCTTTTAAATCCTCTTTCGTGTAGAACGTGCCGGACTTCTTTTTGCCCAGGGCAATAATATCGTCCAGCGCCTTGTTCTTTAGCGTCAGCGGGTTGAGGGTGCGCCGCGCACTACGGCGTGATTTACGGCGGTCTTTGTCAATCTGGTCGAAGACGCGGGAGAACTCTTTGGAGGAAAGCCCTGCGGTGTCGTAGCGCCCGGATCGTGTGCGTGTAAACGGAGTATCAGCCACTGATTAGCTCCGGCTTGCCGCCAGCAAAGTCGCGTATGCGCCCGCGCAGCCACGCCATGTCCGGCAGGGAAATCGTCTGGCCTGCTGGCATCGGCTCCATTTCCGACTCTATCCCGCACAACAAGCGGAATACCCAGCGCAGATCGGAGTTACCCTCATAGGCACGGTATGCCGCTAGGTCAGCCCGGTATATCTCATCAAGACGAATGGTGTAGTCGCGGTTATCTTCGTGGAATGACGCTGATCGCTTGATTACTTCCTGGTGAAAGAGGCTGCGAAGAACTACGTCAGCGATTGAACGATCGTCGAGGCGGTTATAACTCACAGAATACGTTCCTCATCGCTGATTCGCTTGCCGGTCAGGGACTCCGGCACGGCTTCATCGGCTTTGATTTTCTCATAGCCGATGATGCGTTTAAGCGCGTCCATAAGAGTCGGCTCCTGCTCTGCGGTCGCGGCGGTCATTGCGTTGATGTAATCCGCTGATGCCACGTTGTTGTAGCCCACAGCGAAGCAGCACAGGATGGTCAGCACCTGCTCCGGGCGAATCTCGCGCCAGTTGATCCGATAGACCTCTTCACCGCTGGCGTTATATTCCACCTCAACGATGGAGTCGGGGATCTCAAATGCGCCCTTGTTCTCTGCTGGCAGCGCAATGTTGTCCTGCAGCATGAGCTCGTTGTAACGCTCAATGCCGGTGAGCACGGCAGCGCGCCCGTCGCTTCCCCGCGTTTTGAGAGAGATATGGTTGCCGCCTACCTCGTTTGCCACTTTGCCGGTGGCTTCATCCACCAGCACTTTAAAGCCCTGTTTTCGCAGTGCTTCAACGAAAGGGGCGAGTTTGATCAGCTGCTTTCGCATGCCCTTTGGCAGCGTCTGCGGCTTTGACATAACGAGCGTGTGATCTTCGTAAATGGCGGTGATCGCCATTGGCTGACTGGTTGAAAGGCTAATTACTGCAATTTTCTGTTTCACGTCTGTACCCCTGAAAAGGCGAAAGGCCGCATATAGCGGCCTCTCTGGCTTTTAACGTTCCCAACCGCGCGTTGCAGATTAGGTAAGTTGTCAAAAATTCCATCAGGGAACCGCTAACAGCTTGGGGCGACTGTAAGCGGTTTGTAATTTGCGTAGTTACGGGTCAAGTGAAAAATAAAAATAAATTACTGTGCCGGTAATAAGTGCGTTATGCCCGCAAGCTCATAGGCTTTGAGCATCAATTCCTGTTCAGTACCGTTATGTCTGGAGAACTCAGCCTTGCCGCCCGTAATACCGTCCGCGTGTACAGGCACCAGCCAGGGAAACTGTGCACGGACCTGTGCAGGTGCTGCGTGCTGGTGGTGCGGATCGCAAAGGGGAAGCTGTAACAGATGTGCGCCAGATTTAGTCCGCCCCTCGATGTGATGCAGGCTGATTAGTAGCGACTCTTTACCGTGCTGGAGGCATGCAATGCAGGGAAGTTTACCCAGCGCATCCATAACAATGCGCTCAGCTGCGGTCGGTGTGCGTCCTTTAAGGCCTCTTCCTGACGCGCTGGCGCGTGTTTGCCGTTTGGCTGCTACTGGTGCTGGCTTTTTTTCTTTCAAACGCTCAGATGCGCTTACAGCGCGTTTTGCCGCTTTGGTTTTTTGCTGTGCGATCCACTCCGGGGAATTACGCTTTTCAATTTGTCTGGCAAGCATTCTGCTACTGCTGGCTTTCTGCTTTGCGTACTGCTGCTGGCGAAACTCCGGGTCTGCCAGTTTTGCTGCGTGTTTTTCGCGCTGGCGCTGCTGTGCTTTTGCCTGCTTTTCCCATGCGGCCTGAAAATCAGTGCTTTCCATGATTTAACCAAGTCTAAAGTATTTTTTAGATTGTTGATCACCTCGCGGAATCTGTAAAGCGATATGAAATTGTCCACTGGTTATGACATTCAATTAATCAGCACGTCAGGTTATCCACTTATCCACTGGATAGATCATATAAATCGATCATATAAAGATCATAAATAGATCCTAATAGATCACCATGCTTTCAACGTCCTGAATTAAATAGGAAAAAGTGGCTTTTACATTAGTCTATTCATGGTGGAAGTTAGTCTATTCATGGCAAACGTTAGTCTGTTCATGGTAATTGTTAGTTTATTCATGGTAGGGTGTTAGTCTATTCATGGTAGCGGGCATAAATATTCACATTACTACGATCAGGCGATATCAATGGAAAATGGTAATCAAATCAAGACAATAAATGATGCCTTGTCATTTGTTGGTGGTGAAGAAGGGAAGACTTATACACTGACACCAACGGCTAACAGAACTGTCCAGCCAATAGCATTGATGCGCTTGGGAGTCTTTGTCCCATCGGCCAAAAATAAGCCCACTACAGGACGTGGAAACTCAACTATTGATGCCTCAGAAGACTTGCGTGAGCTAGAGATAGCAAAAGCAGAGGGTTACACAAATATTACTATTCGTGGCAGTCGCCTCGATATGAGTACGGATTTCAAGACTTGGATAGGTGCTATCCGGGCGTTCTCTAAGTATGGCGATCACTCTAACAGGATAGAGTTGCCTTTCACTGAATTTGCCAAACT